GATTGTGGTCCGGTTTGCTTTTGCTTTTGCTTTTGCTTTTGCTTTTGTGGTGATCTGGGTTCGAAGTCTAATGCATACCCGCTGAGATTACTGGAACTTGTTCCAATATCTATGGAATCACCTTGAGAAATTGTCATCTCCAGTGGAAAATGATCAAAATCATTTAATAAGTCTTTGTCATAATTATAATCTTCCATACGGTTACTTATAGGAACTTTACCATGAACTTTCCTAAATTCTTTATAGTTAAGATTGCCATTACTTAAAACAAAATCAACATTATTTCCTGCAAAAGATGATGGTCGTATAGCATATTTACTTATTCTTCGGGCAGATCCAATTTTCCACATATTATCCATATATGAAATGTTATCATTTGTTCCATTTCCATCTAAATACCTATTTGGGGGCCGGGATAAATCATTATCATTTAATATGCGAATTGTCTTCCTCATTTCTTCGTTTTCTTTTTCGTCATCTATATATTGTATATTTTGCATTTCCCATTTGCTCTCCGGCTCTTCATTAAGATCTATATTAAAATCACCAGATATAATTGGAATAATTGTTGGATAACTCTTCTTGATTGTTTCAATATCTTCGTATAATCCGTCAATGAATTTCGCCGCATTACGATATTGGACCTCGGTCTCGTCTTTTATTTTACCATGAATTGACAAAAAAGCATACTTTTGTTTTGTGAGTCGTGTTTCAAGAATTGCCCATTGCCCAGATGATCTTTTTGTTTTAACATTCTCAAATTTAACGTCTTTAAACTTGAACGAATTCCAAACAACTGCACAACCATGTTCGATTTTTCGTGGAACACGATCTTCATTTATAATAGGTTTGCCTAAATCATTCCAGCCCTCAAACATAACATAGTGTGCATGTCCTGTTCTATTATAACAATATCTATATATGACTTCTGTCTTATCAGGGTGTTTTATATGAATAGTACCTGTATGAGGAATTCTCGGCCAACCTTCTTGTACTTCTTGTAATAAAAAAACATCACGCGGTTTTGTTCGACTCAAATAATTTTTAAGGTTTCTTTGTAATACGAGTTTACCTTGACATCTATTATCCCAAAATTTCGTGTTGTCTGTTTTGTGGAATGCCCGATATGTTTTTGGAGGTGCAATTCCACTTTGAGTAAATTCATTGTAAGTAAGTCTTTCACCAGAACTAATCCCTCCAGGTGGAAGGATGTTTCCAGTTTCTACATGATTATAGTAATCAAATCGATGATTTCTTGGACCAATATTATGTGTTGTTATTGTAAACTCAGCCACAACACCACCAGATTGTTTAGTTTTTTTAGTTTTTTTAGCTCCAGCAGATTGTTTAGTTTTTTTAGTTTTTTTAGCTCCAGCAGATTGTTTAGTTGTTTTAGTTTTTTTAGTTCCAGCAGATTGTTTAGTTGTTTTAGTTTTTTTAGTTCCAGCAGATTGTTTAGTTGTTTTAGTTTTTTTTACTTTAAGAATTTGTGGTAAACCATTTTTTAATTTTTTACCAGAATATTTATATCCTTTTTTCAATTTTCCAGCTTTTCCACCAGTTTGATGAATACCTTGATGTTTCCGCAACATAATTAATTATAGTATAGTTGTATAACTATATAATTACATAAAATTTAAATTTAAATTTAAATAGTCATTGGAACATCAACATCTTTATTGTTGATAATAATTAATTGCATTTTTTCAAGGGGGTAAATATCAACATCTTCAGATAATACCTTTTTACAAAAAAACTCAATATTGAAATTTAATGGAACCTTTAAAACAACCAAGTCTGCCTTGTTCGCCAATTGATTACATAAATCCCACATTGGTATTTTAGATAAATATAAGTTTATTTTTTTTTTATATTTATATCGTTTCCCCCCCCAAGGAGGATCAATATAAATAATATCCTGATTTATATTTTTAATTAATTCAATAGAATCTCCATGAAATATATTTACATTTTTTCTATTGTAAACTTTAACATTATGCTCTAAAAACTTACACCTTTCTTTTGATAATTCAATTGAATTAACATGTTTAAATACATTTGAAAAACAGATAGTATCTCCTCCTATACATGCTGTCATATCTGTTACAATACTATTTTTGGGAGCGTATTTTAATATAATTTTAATTATAGATTTCGATGCTTTTAATGGAGTCATACTGTAAACAGATACACTATCCATTTTTAATTGTCTTAAAAAAGGCTCATCTCCCTCAAATAAATATTGTAAATTTTCGATTGGTAATGAATTTATTATGTTTCTCATTTTTATAGATTTGTTACCTTTATAAGTAACATAAATTATAATTTAATTGTTATTTCATTTTTAAATTTTTATTTGCATCGTTAAAAATTGACAATATAATATATCTTTATTTATATATCTAGAGTTTCTAATGAGTGGCATGGATTTAGAACTAAAAAAATTTAATTTAAGGAAAATTAAAGATGATGCAGTTGTAGCATGTATTGGAAGGAGAAGAACTGGAAAATCGGTTGTAGTAAAAGATATTTTATATCACAAAAGACATATTCCATTTGGAACTGTTATATCTGGCACAGAAGAAGCAAACGAATATTACGGTAAATTTATACCAAAATCATATATTTTTCATAAATTTAATACAAAAATAATAGATAATGTACTTAAAAGACAAAAGAATCTTATGAAAAAATTACAATCTGGGGATCCCAGATATAAACAAGTTGATCCTAGATTATTTCTTGTATTAGATGATTGTTTATTTGATGATTCTTGGACAAGGCAACCATGTATTAGATCTATTTTTATGAATGGAAGACATTATAAAATTATGTTTTTCGTAACTATGCAATATCCATTAGGTATTCCACCATCCCTAAGAACTAATATTGATTATACTTTTATTATGAGAGAACCGTATTATTCTAATAGAAAAAAAATTTATGAACATTATGCTGGTTGTTTTCCAAATTTCCAAATTTTTTGTGATGTTATGAATTCATTACAAAAATTCGAATGTTTAGTTATTGATAATAACGCAGAAACAAATCGTTTAGAAGATCAAGTCTTTTGGTTTAAAGCAACACTTAGAGAGGATACTCCTTTTAAATGTGGTAGTAGGCAATTTTGGCAATATCATGAAAATAATTATGAGAAACATAAAGAGAATATTAAATTTGATGCAAGTCTATTTAAAAAAAATCGCAAATACAATATTAATATTAGCAAAGTTGATATTTAATTATTTTTTCCATTTCCTTTGTTTATTTTAATGATAAAGTAAATAAAGTAAATATAGAAAGTAATAACCAAACTCAGTATTTGGTTCATAATTGTAATCTTGACCAAAATAATTTAAATTTTTATTTTTATCTTCCATAAAGTTTATCAATAACTATTTTATTTTTTTTATTAATAATTGGTCTCTTTTTCTTGAGAGTAGGAGTAAGTTCACCTCCTTGTACTGTAAAATTACTGTGTAAAATAGCAAATTTTTTAACAGTTTGTGCATTAGAAACTGCTCTTTTATTTGCTCGTTTTATTCCATTATCAATATATTTATTAAATTTATCATCATTAATAGCATCTTCAATAGTTTTTACATCAATTCCTTCATTTTTATATAAATTAAATTGAACTAAAGTATCTAATTCTTCAGTTGGTACATCATCAATCATACCACAACGAAGTGTAATCATACAAGTTAGGAATTTTTCATTATCACCAATTACTACTACATCAGAAATTATATCACCAATCTCTTTCTTAATGTTATTTTCAATTAGAACTGGTGCAACATTCTCACCACCGCGAGTAATAAGAAGTTCTTTAATACGACCAGTAATAGTTAAAAAGCCATCTTTATCCATATAACCAACATCACCAGTATGATAAAATCCTTCAGAATCAATTGTTTCTGCTGTTTTTTCTTTTTTATTGATATATCCCATAAAAACATGTCTTCCTCTTACAATAATTTCTCCAGTTCCACTTTCATCTGGACAATCAATTTTTACTTCTTCTCCTCCAAAAGCCTTTCCACAAGAAATTCTCTTTTGATTATATCCAGGAACATTTTCCATATACATTCTAAAATCCGTTGGTAAATTAAATGTTGCTGGACCACAACATTCTGAAGCACCATAAAGATTCATTACAGGAATATCTAAACTAGCAAAATAATCAAGAATTTTATCTGAAATAGGAGCAGCACCTGTCATAAAAATTTTAACAGCATCTAAACCAAGACCAATTTTTACATTATTAAAAACAATATAATCAGCCAAATTATACCAGTAAGGAAGTTCTGTTTTATTTTCACGAGCAATAGTTGCCTCTTTTCCAATTCTCTTAGCCTTTCTACCAATCGCTTTCTTTAAACATCCACTATGAGCACCAATTGCTACCATTTTTTCATTAAATTTTTCCCAAACACGAGGAACACCAAAGAAAATTGTTGGTCTAACTGATACTAAAGTATCTTTTAAACTACCTTTTAATGCATCAGGACGAGCAAAAGTTACATGAGAACCAGTAAACATAGGAAGATAAAAATCTAATGCTTGAGCAGCAATATGACTTAGAGGAAGATAACTTACAATTCTTTCACCAGTAGTTAGACCGAAATCACGAACAACAGAAGTAGCAATCCAACAAATATTATCATGACTAATCATTACACCTTTAGGATATCCAGTTGTTCCACTTGTATAAATAAGTGAATGACATCTCCAAGGAGTAAGACGTTCCATGCGTTCCGTCAATTTAACTGAAATTTCTTCAGATTGTCCCTTTTTAATAAAAGACCACCAAGAATATACTGGTATTGCTGATTCAGACCAATGGGCGTCTAATTTATCATATTCTGACCACATAATAAAAGCTTTTATTTTAGATACCAAATCACCAACCATATCTTTATATTTATTTAATTGTTCCAGATTTTCTACAATAATAATTTGAGCATTACAATCATCAATCATATATTTACAAATTTCTACTAAATTACTTGTATAAACTCCAGATGAAATACCACCGGCCATAATTGTAGCAAAATGTGAAACAACCCATTCATAAGAATTAAAACCTTGAATCATAACACTAGAATATTCATCTAAGTCATGGTGAATTAAAGCACAAGCAAAACTATTAACATCTTGCCCAAATTGAGCCCAAGTTTTTGTAACTTTAACATTTTCAGTTTCATAACTATATGCTGGTAAATTACCATACTCATTGACAGCATTTTCTAATATTATTTTAAAAGTTGTAGGATCA